CAAGCAATGGTTGGTATGCAAAGGTAGATAAAAGTACAGGCGAGATTGGTGACAAAGTTCGACTAGCAGATACACAAACTGCTGAATTTATGGAATCAATCTTGAAAGATAAAGACTTCCAAAAATTCATTCAACAAAAATATGAGATTGCGTATGGGAACATTATGGGAGAAACTCCTATTCTGGAAGAAGAAGCCGAAGATGCTTGAAGAGGGTGTAGATTATCAGTTCGTTGATCTAAACGATTCCAAATTGACTGGTGTGGCTATCATCAAAGGAGAATACGAAGGCGTTCTCTACCACTACCATAGAGTCAAAGTTGTCGAAGAAGGTGCTTTAGCAAGATTACAATTTGGTTATACGATTGTGCATCCTGGTAAACACGATATCGATGTATTGACAGCAGACGAAAATTTACATACAATGATGGGAGACATTCTCTCATCAATTCTAATGGCTAAAACGAATGAACAGACTAGAACAAACGATTCTGAAGAATCTGATTTACAATGAAGACTATGCACGAAAAGTATTGCCATTCATTCATCCTGAGTATTTTCAAGACAACACTGAAAAGATAGTATTCAAAGAAGTTTTTTCTTTTATCAATCAGTACAAGAATCTTCCGACATACGAAGCACTTGTAATTAATTTCACGGAAAAGAAAACCCTGACCGAGCAAGAAGTTCGGTCAGCGGTTGATCTGTTGACGAAAATTAATGTTGAAAAGAATGAACCTACAGAACTGAAATGGTTGACAGAGCAGACTGAAAAGTTTTGTCAAGACAAAGCAATCTACAATGCAATCATGGAGTCTGTAGGTATTCTTGATGATAACAATCACAAGAAATCTAAAGGTGAGATTCCAAAACTGTTGAGTGATGCTCTTGGTGTTTCTTTTGACAGCAACATCGGTCATGACTATATGGAAGATGCAGATGCGCGATTTGAATCTTATCATCGTGTAGAATCTCGCGTTAAATTTGACTTGGACTTGTTCAACAAAATTACCAAAGGCGGTCTACCAGTAAAGACTTTGAACATCGCACTTGCAGGTACTGGTGTTGGTAAATCGTTGTTCATGTGTCATGTCGCAGCGTCTTGTATCAATCAAGGTTTGAATGTTTTGTACATCACAATGGAAATGTCCGAAGAAAAGATTGCAGAGCGTATCGATGCAAACTTGTTGAATGTAACTTTAAATGATCTGTACAATCTATCTAAAGAAGAGTATGATCGTAAGTTTCAACATCTCAAAACAAAGACACATGGCAAACTAATCATCAAAGAATATCCGACTGCATCAGCATCGACTCTACACTTTCGTGCTTTGTTGAACGATCTAGCACTTAAGCGCACATTCAAACCTGATATCATTTTTATTGATTATCTTAATATTTGCTGTTCAGCGAGGATTAAGCCTGGATCGAATATTAACAGTTATACTTACATTAAGTCTATCGCCGAAGAACTTCGTGGGCTTGCAGTTGAAAATAATCTACCCATCGTATCTGCAACACAAACGACACGAAGCGGGTTTACTTCTTCCGATCCAGGTCTTGAAGATACTTCAGAATCGTTTGGCTTACCAGCGACTGCTGACTTTATGTTTGCGCTGATTGCTAATGAACAGTTGGATGCTTTGAATCAGATCATGGTCAAACAGTTGAAGAATCGCTACAATGATCCCTCACACTATAAAAGATTTGTCGTAGGTATTGACAGAGCCAAGATGAGACTGTATGATGCAGAAGTATCAGCACAATCAGGACTGTCAGACTCTGGTCAATCTGAACCTGATGATGGTCCGATCAATACTTTTGGCAATAGAGAAAGAAAATTTAGCAAGAACTTTGAAGGTATCAAAGTTTGACTTCAATGATAGATAAATATATAATTGGAGGAAATTATGACTGCGAACACTATACTTTCTGATATAAATGAAATTTACACAGCATTTGTATTAGCTAATAAAAAATGGTTTGATAAAGAAGCCCAAAAACAATATAATACCAGAATTAAACAAGCTAAAGTTGATGAAGTTGAAGATGCTCACGGAAAAGCTGAAGTTATGGCAGAACAATTTTTAAAGTGGGCAAAACAAAATGGATATAAACTTCCAATAAAAGGCGTTTGGTGGACTGCTCGACCAGGTTCAATGTCTGATGCTGTTGGTGTAGAAGTTGATCAAAGAAAAAATCCAACTGATGTTTTAATAAAATTTACATCAGGTCCTGCGAATGGTTTTCTTGGATTGTCTGCAAAGGCAACCCAAGGAAATGGAGAAATAGGATTTAAAAATCCAGGTCTAGGTACAGTGGATAGAAATTTGAAAATAAATCTTGCTGATGAATATGCAAATCAACTAAAACAAACCATTCAAATGTTTGGATTACCTGAATCTGCACAAACAAGAAAAGAATATATTCGTTCGAATCAAGGCATAAAAACAAAAACAGAAGAAATTGGTGTGAAAATTTTATCGGCAATGCGTGATGAACTTTTCACTAAACTTCAGAGTTTAAAACAGAAAGAATTATTGAAATATCTTTTGACAGATTGGATGGATGCAGATGTGATATATCCTCCTTATGTTAAAGTTACAGGACAAGGTAACAAACCTCCATACCGTGCAGTTGTTATGGACCCTTTAAAGAATGATAAATTAGATGCTTTGGCCAAATATGAAATTTCTCTTACAAAAGTTGGAAATGAATCTATTGGTGTGATGGCTGGAACTAAAAAGATTATGAAAATTCGTTTTAAATTCGAATCGGAAAAAATGGCATCTTCCGTAAAACTTTCAGGCGACCCCTACTAACATGAAATTCTCAGAATTCTTAACCGAAGACACCGGCGGTAAAAACCTTCATCTTGAGCATATTGAAGATGAGGTTCTTAATGGTGGTGTTACGGGTACTCGCGCAGCAATTAACTTTCTACTATCTTTACGTGATATGCTTGCAGGTCACTCAGAGGCTAGAGTTAATGTCACAACGAAATGGGATGGTGCACCTGCTGTCTTCTGCGGCATTAATCCGGAGAACGGTAAATTCTTTGTTGCCACTAAAGGTATATTCAACAAGAACGCAAAGTTGAATTACACTGACGCAGATATTGATGCGAATCATGCATCAGAAGGATTGAATGCAAAACTTAAAGTTGCACTTCGCTACTTGCCTAAGTTAGGCATCAAAGGCGTTCTGCAAGGTGATATGATGTTCTCAAAAGGTGATCTGAATCCTCAGACAATTGATGATGAAGAATATATTACTTTTCAGCCAAATACAATCGTGTATGCTGTACCTTCAGATTCTAAGTTAGCACAGAGTATGAAAGCAGCACAGATGGGCATCGTATTTCATACTTCATACACAGGTAAGACTATCGAAGACTTGAAAGCATCATTCAACATTGATATCAACAATCTTACTCCTACAAAAGATGTTTGGTTTCGTGACGCATACTTCGTTGATGCATCAGGCACAGCAACATTCACAGAAGAAGAAACGAAACAAGTTTCAAGAATTCTTTCGAATGTGGGAACACTGTTTCAAAGTATCAACCCTATGGTCTTGAACAAGATTTCAGTAAGCGAAACTTTATTGGTGCAAATCAAAACATTCAACAACACAAAGGTTCGTGAAGGGCAAGCAATCAAGAACACAGCACTTCATACACGCGAACTAATCAATTGGGTTGAAGCGAAGTTAAACAAAGAAATTCTTGCCGTGAAGATGGAAAACACCAAGAAGAAAAAGCAGTTAGAGAAGACAGAGATTATGCGCTTCTATCGTACAAACGCAGCAGAACTGAAAAAGATTTTTGATATACAAAATGGGTTAGTTGAAGCTAAGAACATGATTATCAAAAAGCTACAACAGATGCGACAAGTGACTAGCACATTCTTAAAAACAGATGATGGTTTCAAAGTAACAAATCCTGAAGGCTTTGTTGCTGTGGATAAATTAAAAGGTAATGCAGTAAAATTAATCGACAGGCTAGAATTCGCACACGCAAACTTTACAGCCGCTAAAAATTGGAGTAAGTGATGGAGCATTTTAACAATATCAGACAATGGGCGCAAGACCGAAACATCATCGATGGCAGCACACCAAAAGCACAGATGGTAAAATTGATGGAAGAGATTGGTGAACTTGCTAGTGCTATCTCAAAAGATAACTTTGAAGAGATTATAGATAGTATTGGAGATGCTGCTGTTGTACTCACAGTTATTGCTGAACAGTATGGACTGAAAGTAGAATATTGTATCGGTTGCGCTTACGAAACAATCAAAGACCGCAAAGGTAAAATGGTCGACGGAGTTTTCATTAAAGAAAGCACTTAATGGCTTACGATCTAAATAAGATACTAGCTGAATATGGAGAAGATGATTTTGGATTCTCTGCTGTTTCAGAAGAAGAGTACAATAAAGTAATCAACGAAACTGCAGGTACAGCAGAGGCTTATAAAGATAGGCTCAAAGAAGTTGAGAAACTAGTAGTACCATTCTTCACTAAGTTGTTGAAGACAGCAGACAAAGAATACATTTACTGGCCTAATCGTAAAACGATGATTGAAACACAGATTCAGAAAATCTTAACTTTAACGAGGGATTAATATGCCAAAGAATATTAAACCTGATATTCTACCTAAAGCAGGTGCAGGACAAGACGGAACAGAAACATTAGTGAATTCGTATAAGAAAGATACGCCTGGTTATGAGCAGCAAGTAAAAAAGAAACCAGTATCTTTTAAAGGATATATTCAAAAGAAGCAATAAATTATTGGAGTCGTTATGAAAGACATTGTGGTTGGTTGTATTACTGGTTATGATTTTGATAAGATTAAGCCTTGGGTTAATTCTCTAGATCGGTGTGGCTTCACTGGCACTAAGGCAATGATCTGTTATAATGTAGGCTATGATACTATTGAAGAGTTAGTCAAAAGAAACTACACGATTCTTGCATTCAAAAAGAATGACGAAAAAAACCGTGTAGAGTACCGTGAAGATTTCTCAATTGTTGTTGACAGATTTCTTCACCTCTGGTATCTACTCAAACCCTTTGCTGGTCAATATCGCTACATCGTTACTACGGATGTAAAAGATGTTGTATTTCAAACCGATCCAATCGCATGGTTGGAAGCACACATAGGTAACAAACAAATAAACGTAGCATCAGAATCTATTCGTTATCAAGACGAAGATTGGGGTAGTCACAATCTACTCAAATCGTTTGGTCCTCTGATTCACGATCACAACAAACAAAACACAATCTACAATGCAGGCACGATATCAGGCGAGTTTGATACGATGCTTGATTTGTTCCTGAACATCTATATGCTGTGCAATGGTACTTCACATAATATCGAAGGCGGTGGTGGTCCAGACCAAGCAGCATTGAATGTGTTGCTAAACATGAAACATTATAAAGATATTACCAATTTTGCACAGTCTGAAGATGGATATGCTGCACAGTTAGGTACAACCGGTCCTCAGATTGCAGGTAAATATGCAGATAGACTACTTGAAAAGTCTCCCATTTTAGTAGATAATAGAGTCTGTACATCAAAGGGCGTTCCGTTTGCAATGGTGCATCAGTATGATAGAGTGCCAGAATGGAAAAACATTATAGAGAAAAAATATGAGTGATTTTATTATTGATACAAACAGCGGATCGATGCGTCAAGAAAATGCTTGTCGTGATCCGTATGACCATCTAGGTCCAATCGAATGGGTTGATAAACAACTTGAATTTGCAGAACGAGAAAACTTTGTTTCAGGTATTGGTCTGATCCCTGCAATCAAACAACTACAAGGCGAATTGGTTGGTTGTGAGATTGGTGTCTGTCATGGCTTCACTACTGAATCGTTTGCAAAAAACATTCCAAACATCAAGAAACTATATGCTATCGATAACTATCCTACGTATGTCGATTGGGATGGCACACGAATCACTACAGAACGCCAAACAGAAGTTAAGCGTAGATGCTATGAGCGCATTTCAAAGTTTTCCTGTATCGAAATCTCTTATGATTCTAGCGATGAGTTTTACAGTAAACTAGAAGACGAGTCACTAGACTTTATTTTCGTTGATGGCGATCATAGTTATGAAGCAGCATACAGAGACTTCGTAAACTATCTCCCCAAAGTTAAATCAGGTGGTGTCTTTGCAGGACATGATATCTACTTGTCTTCTGTACAGAATGCGATTAGAGATGCGCTTGGTGAAAAAGCAAAAGAAGTTCGAACCGTCGAAAACAATGCTTGGTATATTATCAAATGAAACACAAAAAAATCATTGTATGGGGTGCCAAGATGGACACCGGTCATACTCACGCATTCGTACATCACGCAATCGTCAGAGCAGCAGAGTATCTTTCTCTGCCAGTGTATTGGTTAGATAATCGTGACAATCTAGATGAATCTTTTTTTGATGATTCGCTAATCATTTCTGAGCAATGGCTTGTATTTCAAAACGGCGTAAGCAACAAACTACCTCTTCGACCAACATCAACATACATCATCAACTATCTTGGTAATAAGGGTCGAGTCGAAGGTAATCCAGGTGCAGAAATGTATCTCGGAAAAGTTAAGAAGCTGATTGACTTTCGCTTTGCGTGTAATTGGGGTATTGATGGTACCGCAGACAAGAACTGGTCATATTCTTTTGATAAAGAATTATACATCCCAATTAATGACGGTACTTCATTTTATGACTTTGGTAGTACCTATGATCGTTTCTATTCTATTTGGGCTACTGATTTGTTGCCCAATGAAATAGATTTTGATACACGATTTACTGAATTCAAAGAACCTAAGTATGCTTTCTTTGGTGGTACGATTCGTGAAGATAATCAAGATGTGTTTCTACCATTCATTAATGCATGTGAGAAAGAAAAGATTCCTTTTGTCTACAATTCTCCATGGAACAATCCTCTGACGATTGAACAGATACGTAAAGCAGTAATCGAATCGTATCTGCCTTTGGATGTACGCCCACAGAATCATTTGAAGTATGGATACATTTCTTGTCGTTCTATCAAGAATGTTAGCTATGGTGCATTAGGTATGACTAACTCAAAACCAACCTACGACTTCTTTGATGGTGAAATAGCATATGCAGAAAATTCTGCTGACTTGTTCTACATTGCAAAAGAAATGCAAGAGAATCCAAAGACCAAAGATTTGATTCTGAATCAGATGAAGAAAGTAAAAGAGAAGCATACATATGTTAATCGATTGAATGATATGATTATAGCGAGTGAACTATGAAAAAAATTGCATTTATTACTGGCATCACGGGCATGGTAGGTTCTCATCTTGCCGACTACTTAATCGCTAACACAGATTGGCAAGTTGTTGGACTTATTCGTTGGCGCAGTCCTCTAGACAACATCAGAAATCTAATTGACCATGTAAATAATAAAGACAGGGTTCGTCTTGTTTATGGTGATCTAAACGATGATGCGTCTATTCAAACTGCATTTGCAGATGTTCGCCCCGACTATGTTTTTCATCTAGCGGCACAGAGTTTTCCTAAGACAAGTTTTACTGCACCCATCGATACATTGAACACCAACATTCAAGGCACAGTACGTGTACTTGAAGGTGTTAAGAATCACAGCCCTGAAGCTATAGTCCATGTGTGTGCATCTTCAGAAGTGTTTGGTCGAGTACCAAGAGAAAAACTTCCTATCGATGAAGAATGTTCGTTTCATCCTGCATCACCGTATGCTATCTCTAAAGTAGGAACTGATCTTGTTGGTCGCTTCTACGCTGAAGCATATGACTTGAATGTTATGACTACAAGAATGTTTACTCATACAGGTCCTCGCCGTGGTGATGTATTTGCAGAATCCACTTTTGCAAAACAGATTGCGATGATCGAAGCGAAATTACTTCCACCTGTCGTGAAGGTAGGCAATCTAAAGAGTCTTAGAACAATCGCAGATGTTCGTGATGCTGTTCGTGCATACTATATGCTAATGACTGTGAATCCTATTTCAGGTTCTTACTACAACATCGGTGGCACTTACACTTGCGAGATCGGTGATGTATTGAACACGCTTATTGCTATGTCAACTTTGAAAGATCAAATCAAGATAGAAGTTGATCCTGATCGTCTTCGCCCTATCGATGCAGATTTGCAAGTTCCTAATACTAAGAAGTTTACAGATCATACGGGTTGGAAGCCAGAAATCAAATACGAACAGACTATGTGGGATTTGTTGAACTACTGGCGTGAACGTGTAGCCGAGAACAAAGGAAAGTTTTTGACGCGATGATTATTATTAGAACACCGTTTCGCATCTCCTTCTTTGGAGGCGGAACAGATTACCCTGATTGGTATCGTGAGAATGGTGGTAGTGTAATTTCCACATCAATCAACAAGTATTCATTTCTTGTATTGAGAAAGTTACCTAAGATATTCGATTACAATTATCGAATTCGTTATTATGAGAGAGAAGAAAGGCAGACTGTCGATGAAATTCAAATTCCAGGAATCAGAGAAGCCATTAAGTATATGGAATACAATGATGGTTTGGATATCACGCATCACGGTGACTTACCAAACAGAACAGGCATTGGTTCTAGTTCCAGTTTTACTGTATCTCTTATCCACGGTCTGTCTGCGTTAAAATCGCAGAATCTAACTAAGCGAGAGATTGCAGCAAAAGCAATTCATCTTGAACAAAACATTCTGAAAGAAGCTGTTGGTTCACAAGATCAAGTAGCAGCAGCATTTGGTGGGTTGAATAGAATCGATTTTGGTGGTGATTCTAACTTCATGTGTTACCCACTACACATCAAAAAAGAAACACTCAAAGAACTAGAGTCGTGGATGCAGTTGTTCTTTACTAGCAAACTTCGTAACTCATATGATATTTCTGAAAAGAAAATTCAGAATCTAAAGACTAGCAAAGTATCTCTGAAAGAAATGCAGAATCTAACGCTTGAAGCAGAGCGTGTTCTTTTTGAGGGTAATATGTTTGAGTTTGCAGCACTACTCAATCATCAATGGCGCATGAAGAAATCGATTGAGACAACGATAACTAACTATGAGATCGATGAAATTTACGACAAAGGAATCGATGCAGGCGCTATTGGTGGTAAGCTATTGGGCGCTGGCGGTGGTGGTTTCATTCTGTTTCTAACACCACCAGAATTGCAGAAGAATGTTGCAGAAGCATTGCAGTTGAAACAAGTACCAGTTGATTTGGAATTTTTAGGCAGTCAAATGATTTATCACGATTATCAAGATCAAGAGGATTAAAAATGGGTAAGATATTTGTTGCAGGACACCGAGGTTTGGTTGGTTCTGCTATTGTTAAAAAATTGATTGAAAAGGGTCATGATCGTGATAATATCATTACTCGGAGTCACGGATTACTAGATTTGACTAATCAAGATGCTGTCAATTACTTTTTCTCATCACAAAATATTAGTGAAGTTTATCTTGCAGCAGCAAAAGTTGGAGGTATCGTAGGTAACAATACATACCCCGCAGACTTTATCTACAAGAATATAATGATTCAAGCGAATGTGATTAATGCTGCACATAGAAATGGTGTTAAAAAATTGTTGATGTTAGGTTCGACTTGTGTTTATCCTAAGTTAGCACCACAGCCTATCAAAGAAGAATATTTGATGACTGGTCATTTAGAATCAACAAATGAATCATATGCAATTGCGAAGATTGCAGGTATCAAAATGTGTGAAGGCTACAATCGTCAATATGGTACTGATTACCGAAGTGTTCTTCCTTGCAATCTGTTTGGACCAGGTGACAATTATGACATTGAGAATGGACATTTAGCAGCAGGTGTTATTCGTAGAATGCATGAAGCTAAAGAGGCTAATGATCCTACCGTCACTATTTGGGGAACAGGGACACCTCGGCGTGAGTTTTTGTATTCCGAAGACATGGCAGATGGGTGTATCTTTGTGATGAATCTAGACAAGGCAGTTTACGATTCAAATGTTCAACCTATGCAAAGTTATCTAAATCTTTCTTCAGGTACAGATATGGAGATTGGTGAGTTTGTAAAAATAGTCAAAGAAGTTGTTGACTACAAAGGTGAGTTAGTGTATGATACTAATAGACCTGATGGAACGATGCGTAAAGTTACCGATAACAGTAAGATTCTTGCATTAGGTTGGAAGCCAACAACATCAATCAAAACAGGACTAGAGAAATCATACGAATGGTTTCTACAAAACAAAGCATGACAATCGTTCTTGTAACAGGTGGGTTTGATCCTATTCACAAGGGTCATATAGCATACTTCGATGCTGCAAAAAAACTTGGTGACAAATTAATCGTAGGCATGAACAGCGATGCGTGGTTAACGCGCAAGAAGGGTCGCCCTTTCATGCCAATTGATGAGCGTGTTACTATCGTAGAGAATTTGAAAATGGTCGATGGAGTCATTCTGTTCGATGATACCGATGGTTCAGCAATTCAAGCTATCAAAAATGTACGAACCTTGTTTCCTAATGATTCAATCATCTTCGCTAATGGTGGTGATAGGGGTGAAGAAAATACTTTAGAACTGTCATTCGAAGACAAGAACTTAAAATTTGTTTGGGGTGTGGGTGGTACTAATAAAATGAATTCTTCTTCATGGATATTGAACAAATGGAAAACGTAAGAAAAGCACTTATCGTAATACCCTGTGGAGGTAATCCCAACAAGTTTGATTCTCGTTACGATAAAGAAGCACATTGGCGCTCAAAGCATCCAGCAAGAACATATGAGATTCTTAATCTCATGTACAATGATTTCGAACCTGATACTGACACATACGATCATATCATTCGTGATGTGAAAGGGCATAAGTGGCAGATGATTGCTAAAGCATTTACTAGAATTCAGGGATTTGATTTTTCGAAATATGACTATATTGGTTGTATCGATGATGATCAGATCACAGATGTTTGGAATCTGAACATGGGTCTAGAGTTGGCTCGTCGTTTCGATTTTCGTTTGTGGCAATTATCTATGGCAGATGAATCAGATGTTTTCTATGAATGCTTGAAACAAAAAGAAGATACGGTGTTCAGTGAAACTAATTTCATCGAGTGTGGTGTACCTGTATTTCGTAACGATGTATTCAAAAAGATTTTGAAAGCACTTACATATCCTGAATGGAAGTATGAACAAGCATGGGGCTTAGATAAAGCATATACTGATATTGCACAGAGTCATGCTCATGTTATTCATTGTGCATCGATCTATCATCCTAAGCGCGAGGCATATTACAATAATGATCGAAGCGGAGCGATGAATGAACTTCATGATTTTATGTCACATACATATCCAAAGATGTGTCGTGAGATATTCAACCGAGAAACTTTGATGGTTGATGAACAGCGAGTGTATAACACTTACAGAATGGTTAAACATGATGTTAAATGATAAAGATTATGGTAATACTTTCAGAGAAGCAAAACCTTTTAATCATCTGATTATAGATAACTTCTTTACTGAAGAACATGCTAATGCGTTGAGTGATAACTTTCCTGATTATGAAGATGATATCTGGAAAGGTTTCTACAACAACGAATTAGAAATCAAGAAGACTTGTCACTACTGGTCTTTGTTTCCTGAATTGTACTACAAGACATTTCATGCATTGTTAGAACCAAGTTTCGTCAAAAAACTTGAAGACACTACAGGCATACATGGACTAGAAGTCGATCACGGATTACACGGTGGTGGAATGCATACTCATCCAAAAGGTGGTAAGCTAAATGTGCATCTTGATTATCATATTCATCCTAAACTTACTCATCTCAAACGCAATCTCAATCTGATTATTTACTTGAATAAAGGTTGGGAAGAATCTTGGGGTGGGCACCTTCAGTTATGGGATCACAACGAAGAAACGAATCAACCTAAATCGTGTGTGTCAGTAGTCGAGCCACGATTCAATCGTGCTATTCTGTTTGATACAACACAAAATTCATGGCATGGTTTACCTGATCCGTTTAACTGTCCTGATGGACAGATGCGTAAGAGTCTTGCAGTCTATTATCTGTCACCTGCAAACGCAGAGATAGGAAGAAAGAGAGCATACTTTGCGCCATACAAAGAACAAGCAAACGATGAAAAAGTTTTGAATTTAATTAAACAACGCGCAGACAATGAACAAGCAAGTTCTGTCTATGTGACTAAGGAATCGAAATGAACGAATTTATTATTGATACTTCAACTGGCATGGCAAAACCTATGCGTCAACCAGGAAAAGAAATCATTGACT